TTTGTCCCGGTATACCGCTTATTGAAGACTCTGCAGATACAATCACGCGGACCGAGTGTACGCACATAAGTACGACGAGTTTCTATGCGAGTCATGTTATTACCGCAGGTGGTGTTGGTGGTATGGTCATGTTCAATAACGTAGAACAGTATAAACGTGCACTCATGTTCCGAGATTGGGGACGTATAGGCGATAACATAGAAGAACCTTCAGAAAGGTTTAACCATTCGGTTGATGGTATTCCGTATGATTGGAAGTTTCTATACGGTGTTGCCGGGTATCATTTAAAAGCGTGTGAAATGAATGCCGCGTTCGGTCTCGTACAACTCGATAAACTCGAAGGGTTTTTGAAACTTAGGAGACAATTAATAGAAAGGTACCTAGAAAACTTAAAAGAGTGTTCGTATTATACATTACCTGACGATTCCAAAACCCCAAATTGGCTCGCCATACCCCTTCAATGTAATGATCGTCTCGGTGTTATAAAGTATCTCGAAGAAAACGATGTTCAAACACGTGTTACGTTCGCAGGTAATATTACAAGACACCCAGCTTTCAGGGAATTCAAACAGGATTTTGATACTGCAGATACAATTATGAAAAATGGGTTTCTGTTAGGTGCACACCATGGTATGACGATTGACGATGTTGATCGTGTGTGTAATTTACTTAAAAATTTTGCTAAAGGTAAATAAATGACAAACGTGCTAGTTACCGGTGGTTGTGGATTTATAGGATCCAATTTCATAAATATTATGAAAGAACGGTACCCCGAAATCAAATTTGTAAATTTGGACAAACTTGACTATTGTTCGAATTTATATAACGTAAACCCGGGTGTATCAACATTCGTTAAAGGTGATATACGTGACAATAATTTAATTGGGTATCTAATCAAACAATATGATTTTGATGCCGTTTTTCACTTTGCAGCAATGAGTCATGTAGATAACTCATTCAACGATCCAAAGAATTTTACATTAAATAACACGTACGGAACCCATGTTCTTTTGGATAAGTTTAGAGAAATCAAACCAAATGTAGAATTTATACACTTCAGTACAGATGAAGTGTATGGTGAATCAAATACAGATGTCCCGTTTACAGAGGATGTAGGGGTTTTAAAACCTACAAATCCGTACTCGGCATCAAAAGCCGCCGCAGAAATGATAGTTCAGTCCTATATCGACTCTTACAAAATGAATATCAAAACGATACGGTGTAATAACGTATACGGACCAAACCAGTACCCAGAAAAACTTATACCCAAGTTCAAACAAGCTTTACGTAACGGTGAAATGTGTACTATACATGGTTTTAAGAGTGCTAATATTAAACGTGCATTCATGCATGTTAACGATGTTGTAGACGCGGTTGAAATTGTTTGGAAACGTGGTAATCCGGGAGAAATATATAATATTGCGTCAGATGATGAAATAACTGTATTGGATGTTACAAAACTTATAATTAAGCTAAACAAAAATACAGAAGAGTACCATAGATGGATCAAGTATGTAGACGATCGTCCGTTTAACGATTCTCGATATTACATATCATCGGATAAACTTAAGTCTCTGGGATGGTCACAAAAGAAGACGAGAGACGATCTTATTAATTTTCTAGGACAATAGTATAAAAAATGGAATTGCGCCCTTCTTTAAAAATCGCTCTCATAATATCGTACGTTATAATCGCAGGATTAGGTATAAATACGTTCCAAAATTGTACAGATGTACAGGAGAGTCAAAAATGGAAAAATATTAAGATGTTTCTCAGTCACACGTTAACTATTGCAATCATCGTACCAATCATATTAAAATTGAAAGATACCGATTTTCTCAGTGGTGATAACATGTTCATCTTATACGGTATATTTGGTTTCCTCGCGGCTGCTATGTCGTTAGGAATGGCAAACGATAGTAAATGTAAAGACAAGGGATACGTCGGAACGAGTGCTGTAGCACTTGTGTCTTATTTACTCGTGAATGCATTTTTGATATATAAAATGATAGATATGGGTAACAGAACTAACATCCCAACTGCGTCAACGTCAACGACTGTAGTTATGAATAATATCAAAAACGGAGTTCCAGCCCCAAATTTATAGTAATTTTTCGTATTTTTTAAAAATAATACACATTAAATGGAACTACATGAGTCTATTCATTTAATGTTTATCCTCTTGGCCCACGTGATGCGTGGGGCAGGAACATTTAGTTTAGAAGAAAAAATAAAAATGATTCAGTTTGTTGGGTATATACTACAGAATACTAATATACCTCTATTAAACACCGGCGATAGCTGCGGTGACCAAACCTGTGAAACAAACCATCGCAAGACGCCCCGTATTAATTAACGCAAAAGTTTCGAAATCCTCGTCGGATAACTTACTAATCGCATTCGTCATTGTACCTATAGATATAAGAGAGGCACCTAGACCCATTATAGAAAATGGTAAATAGTGTGTTTGTTCGATAACGTTTAAACCCGTGAGTCCCCAATTACCTGCACCCAAAATAGTACCATACATAGCTGCGCGTCCATTAATAGCTTCTACGTATTTCCAATTAATACCCGTGTCATCTTTAGATGCACGCGTTACTGTTTTATTAGCTCGTTTTCTGTATAGTTTTGGTGAAATTGATACGGTATTTAATCGCGGTGAAGTAATAGTTTTCATTTATATAGAAGGAGATTTTTCTTTTTTTTGATTTCTTTCCTTCAATAACCTTTTTAAGATGTATAAACCCAAAAACAAACCGGCTGTAGAATACATGACGGAAAAGTTGGCACCTTTTCTATACTGGTATATTATCCAAAGTGTACTGGCAAGAATACCAGCTAAAACATACTCCAGACTATAATAAGATATATCTTTGGTATTTATGAGTTTATTCGTGAGCATCATCATTTGTGCCAAACCTATGGTTATGGCAATAAAAGCGATATTATCGTCAGTGTTCATTATAATAGTTAAAGAAATTATTTTATAAACTAGTATATAATAATGTCAGCTACCCCAGAAAAAATCGTCGCAAACTACGATTCTAAATCCAAACAGTCTAAACAAGTCGCCTTAGAAATGAAGAAAATTGTTGAAAGGTATAGAGGTAAACGTATCACGAAAGAAAACGTGTGTATTCTGGTTTCGACGCTCATGCTCCAAGCAAATAATCTTAAAACTGTTTCTGGTCCTGATAAGAAGGAACTCGTTCAAGATTTGATCTTTTCAATCATTGAACAAATCGATGAAGGTGATACCGATACAGAATTCGAAACACTTTTAAAAGCTATGGTTCCTAGTATGATTGATAGTTTTGCTCTCATGTTGAAAACAAGTGCGGGATGTAAAAAAATGTTCAAGTGTTTGGGTGCCTAAACAATTAACATAAAGTTTTTACGCGTATACTAAACATAATGAAATTCCCAACTTTAGAAACAATGGTTATATATGGAATATCAACAATAAGAGATTTGATATTATACTCAGAAAATAAGCTCGTTAGACGTAAAGTTCGAATACTTAACGAGTGTGATCACTGTTCTTTTGTGTACAGTGGGAAAGTGTGTAATAACTGTAACGATATTAAAAATAATTCGCTTGTATAAACAAATGTCATACACAACCGTGACTACTTATACAACCAAATTAAACATCGAGTCGAAAAGTGATTCTACCTGTTGTGCCGAAAGACGACTCATAAAAAACTTAAAACGTGATTTTTTAAAAAGGGGGTATAAAAGTCATCAGTTTTCGTCGTGGGTGAATAGAAAACATGGTACATTAGTGATATCTCGTGAAACCAGTTACGGTGACGGTATATCGCTACCGTGTGTTTTATGTAGAAAAATGATAGAGAAATATAATTTTAAATGGATCGCACACGATGGAGAAAGATGGGTACATTCGTGTCGATCAATTGATATTCCAAAATCACGTCCTACAAATAAACAAGTACGTGTTCTAGGTTTTGGTTTTGATAACTAAACCCAAAACCGATTCTAAATTATTCTCGTTTCGTTTGAGTGGCTTAGCGCGCTTCAAACGTAGCGTCTCGTTTTTACCCGTAGAACTCGTAATATCACTCAGTTTCTTAGTACTTGGTGCTATAGGTACATTTATTTCGGGTATGGGTTCGGTTTTTATTTCTTTAGGTTCTTCCTTATCAACTACATTATTCGCCCTAAATTGATCTATTGTTAAATCACCACCGAAAACGTCCAATCTTTGTCTATGGGGTGCACGTTTTATAGTTCCTATCTTGTTAAAAAGTTTACGACGCATCATCACAATATTACCACATATAAGTCCTCCTCGGTTACACCCGTATTTGTCTATAGCGTACATTTTCATACAACTCCACGAACAAAAGTTACCAGACGTATTAAATTTATTACGACGTTCGTCATGTTTATAAGGCATTTGTAAAGGCGTACCTTCGAATGGGTGGCAGCACCACCAACACCACACATTCATATAAACATAAGGAATGTTTTTTCTTTAAGTATTATTCAGTTTATCTTCGTCTACCACCACCCCCTTTTTTTGATAATAAAACAACGACTATTACCAAAAACATCAAACACGATATACTCGATAGAATACCTCCACCACCACCACCGATCAAGAGTTTCTTATTCGTTTTCTTAGCTTCCTCACCCTCTTCTTCTTTTTGTTTCTTCATTTCAGCTACGGTCTTTTCCAGGTCGGATGTTTGCGTTGTTGATAATGGTACACTAGTCGAACCACCTGAACCACCCGAACCACCCGAACCACCCGAACTTAAACCACTCGTCGAATCAATATTACACGCGGCGTTAACTTCATCGTTCGATTCACCAATCTCTATCGACATTACACACGCATTAATTGTACCATCACACCCATCGTCATGTCCCGGTGGTTTGTAATTATTTGCTCCTTTACATGCGTCTCCACATGGTAAATATACGTTTGGATCGGGTATATTAAACCCAACATATTTATCGTAAACCTCTTTTGCCTTTGCACACCCCGTCGATGTTGGTCGATTCACACAAACTGTTTCATAGTTTACGACGTTATAACACTTACAAAACTCCTTATCGGGATTAGCTACGCAATACTCTGTTGCTAATATATCGTACGAATCACCTAAACTAGATTTACTACACAGGGGATTATCAGACATTCTATTCTCTTTGAAACAATAATCCTTCATAAAATTTTGTGTATTTACCAGATCCCAACACGTTTCGTTATTAGCTCTACCCGTTTTAAAGTTTGGTGTATCGTTTTTTATAGCATTACATACGCGGTTTATTATAGTATTATACTTACCTTTTACGTGTGTTTTATCACTCGCAGCTAAAGAGGCCATGTTATTTTCGGTTATAGGCCATTGACAAAGAGCTTTAGCGGGTTTATCGGCTGTTTTAGCGTGTTGCCATGCTTTCCACGTCGCACCTGGACAGTGTTCCGATAAACCATGGTCTTGGTTAGGTTTTAAATAATTTTCCCAATTAGCATGCATTACATGCTTATCACCTCCGCCCGACGGACCTTCCCCGTCGGGTATATCTATAATGGCATTGATTTTACCGCCTTTTGTTAACGATTCGCCACCCGGACTTTGTATTTTCGCAGCAGATATACCATTTACAGGACTCGCAGACGGACCATGAGCGTTTATCCATTTCGATTCGTTATATCTCTGGTATTTACCATTTGTAAGTGCAATCGCCTGTTGACCCCGATTATGATCACCGTGTTCATAAAATACAACGGATGAATTTTCACACCCTGTAATCTCCCAACTTTCTACAGCGTCGTTATGTTCCATTCCGTGATCACCATTGCCTGAAATGGTCCATTGGACACCGTCTGTGAAATTAGGATACGAACCCATCTTTACTGTACACACCATTGTATGGAGTATTTATATGTACTGAGAAATAAATACGTATAAATACTTTTTTTATCTTCGTCTTCTACCACCACCCCCTTTTTTTGACAT